GTCTCTTCTCCAGGAAGGCGATTCAGCTTCTGCTGAAGGGTCTGGTGGACTTCGTTTTCCAGACCTGCCTTTGCCGGGTTCTTGTTGGCTACCGCCTCGATCATGCGGCTAAGCGAGTACTGCTGGATTTCCCGGCGAGATAGACCGACATTGGATGCGGCCCGCTTGAAATCCTTGTGGCGCTCGGTCAGCACGTCCATAGCGCGTTGCTGTGCCTGCGCGATGGTGACGCCTTCGAGAATCCACTGCGCAGCTACGCCGTCCTCGATGTCGGCCTGCTTGCAGACGTGCTTGATGGTTTCGATGCGGCTGTCCTCGGCGGCCTTATGGTCAATTCCGACCTGCACGTCAGTAGCCTTGCGGTTTTCGGCGGTGTCGCCCGCCGGAGCGGTTTTGTCGGTCATGTCGTCTCCGTGTTGCTTGGCGGGTTCCGCCGGTTGGGAAGGTGATTGACTGCGGCCAACCCCAACCGACTGATCGGCGGGGACGGTCACAAGAGAAATCTCGTATGGAGTCCACTTGGTGATGAGGTATTCCTCGCCGGTGTCTTTGCTGTCGCGCTGCAGGATCATGTCCTCGATCTTATAGCCGACCGAGACGCTGCGCAGAATGCCATCCTGCACGTCCTGCCACACCTCCTGAGCGCGCGCCCCGGAGCCGAAGCGCACGGTGGCCCGCCCGCGGCGGTCTCCGTCGATGCGAGCGCTGTCCACCACTCCGACGTAGTTGTCCCAGTCGTGGTTCACAAGCAGATTTGCGCCGCCATTCAGGCGTTCGAGGTTCACCGCATCGCCCTCGTGGGAGAGTACCTCGGTTCCAAACCAGCGCTTATAGGGCGCCTCGGACGAGAACGCGAGCTCCACGGTGCGCGCCTCAGTGTCGACCGTGGCGCGGTCGAATGCGGCCTCGCGGGTAAGGTCTTCCCCGCTGATGTCGCGTAGAAGCTCTGAAATGACTTTCAGCGGCATGCCAACCTCCTGACATTGCTTTGGTCCGCGGTCTCTGCCGATGGGTCCGCATTGGGGTCCGCATTCGGATCGGCCGCAGGTTCGCCACCATCCGGGCCTGGATCGGAGACCTCTGCGGCAGTGGTGGTGTCGGTGCTAAGGCCAAGTTCTTCGAGCAGGTCCAGCTCGCGACGGCGAGTCTTGACTATGTCCTCGATGTCCTGCCCGCCGGCGGTGGCGGCAATGACGTCGGTCTTGGTCACGTAGCCCGCCAGCTCTGCCTCCTTGTAGGCCGCCACCTCCTTTGTCGGGTCCACCCAGCCCCAGCCCCTCGGCTTGAAGCGGACGGCGAGATAGCGCTCCCGGTCGGCTCGCAGCAAAGCCAGATGCTCGATGGGGAGGGCGCCGAACGTGGCGGCCGCCGTGAGCCACATACGATGCAACGGCTCGCGGAAGGCGCGGATGAGCCACTGCTGTAGCATCCGCCAATGATCGCGATCGTCCAGCAGCGAGAGGCGCGAGCTGGAGTAATTGCTTTGGCTGTAGTCGCGCGACAGGCTCTCGTAGCTCGCGCCAGCACCGGCAGCCACCTCGCGCAGCATCAGTCGGATGAATGGGTCGGCCTGAGAGTTCGGACGATTTGGGCTCCAGTCATCGAACGATTCGCCTGGTTTGAGGCGCCAAATTTCCCCTGGGGCGACCTCTATTTCCTGCGGGCTGTCAGGACTAGTGGCCGGCGCCTCTTCGCTCTTTATGAAGCCGACATACATCGCGGCTGCGCGCGCGGCGAGGATCTCGGCTTGGGTATAGCCGACGATGTCCTGCAGTTTCCGGATCACCGCGTGTAGCCATGGTTCGCCGCGCGACTGTGGCCAGCGGTCGATCAGGTGCAAATGGAACATATCCTCCGCGGGCACGCGCTCAAGATGCGCCCCGGCATTCCAATCGTAGCGAGTCTCTCCGGGATAGAGAGTATTCACCCAATAGGCCGCGGGGCGTCCCCAGGCATTCTGCTCGATGCCAAGGCGCACCACATGGCCTGGCTCGACCGCTGGGATTTGGTAGTCGTCTGCGATGCGCTCCGCCTCGATCACCTCCAGCGCCAGCGGAACTCGGGAAGCGCCGAAGGGGCGGCGGTGAACGCGCACGAACACCTCGCCTGCCTCGAACACCTCCCCGATCAAAAGCCGCTCCAAGTCGTCGAAGTGCAGCCTCCCAGCGATGTGGCATTGGTCCGCCTGGGACCACGCCCGCCACATGGCCTCGATATCGTCGTTGACTGAAGTGCGCAGTCGCCCGTTTCGGAAAGCTACCGCCCCCTGCAGTCCGATCCCGGAGCCGACCACGTTGCTTTCGACCAGCCGACGCGCCCGTTTGGCATAGGCGTTGTTCCTCACCAAAGCTCTGCAGCGGTTGCGCAAGGCGACGAGGCCGAGCGCCAGCTCGGTGTCCGCGCTGGTGGTTGTGGTAGCGCTCTCTGGGATCAGGCGTGAGCTGCGCGCCCCATCATAGCTGCGCATGGACAGCGCCTGGGCCGGGGCGGCGCGCTTGGCCTTGGCCTTGACCTTATGCTTGCGCTTGGCCATCAGTCCACACCGAGCCGAATCTTGTAGCGGCGCGGGTCGAGCCCCAGCTCCCGTGCGCGTGCTGCGGCCTGCTCATTGGCCACCTCCGCTTGCAGCCGGTAGCGCAGCCGGTGCAGGTCGAGGACGGGTACGTACTTGAGCGCCCGGCCTTCGATCTGCACCTCTGCCGCCGTCGGGTCACCGGTGGCGAGAAAGCTCTCGATGGCTGCCAGCGCCTTGGCAGCGGCGCTGCGCGAGTCATAGCCGCTGCTGGCGGCGGCGAGGTTCGGCAGCACCGTCACCCGCCCGGCGTCCACCATGTAGCGCTCGGCGTCGAGCGTCACGTAGGCTTGCCAGCTATAGTCTCCGGCCGTGTAGGCGGCGGTGGTGGCCGCGGCCACGCTAACAAGGTGATCGTCGCCGGAAGCCGATGCGGTGATGGTGACCTGCGCGGTCGAGGAGGTCAGCGCGTAGGACAGCTCCCAGTCGGAGCTCGCGGGATAGTCAGGGAAGCTGCGCGTCCAGGTCCATGTGTCCCCGGAAGTGAGGAACAGCGGCTCGGACGTCGGGATGGCAGCGGACATACCGCATACCAAAGCAGAGAAATAAGAAAAGTCAAGGGAAAAAGCACAAAATGTTCGAAGGCGGCGGCATTATCACTCCTCTCTCCAGCACGACGCCAGATATCCGCTGCGACCGGCTGCGCGACGGCTCCTGATCGGCGTCTGCAAGGCAATCCCAACTGGCATATCGCGAGCCAGGCGGCTGGCCAAGGTCTGCGGCAGAATGCCATGGTCGCGCGCCAAATCGGACAGGCGCCAGGTCAGGCCGAGGTACTCGATCTCGCGGATTTTCGGCATTTTTTTATTTTCGTTTTCGCGGCTTTCCGAGGCAATAAATCAGTCGTTCTGCCGCCTTCCGATTCCCGCAGACGTAAAAGTCGGTATGTCTTCGCTTATCACCGGCAAGCAAAAAAACATGTGAAACAATCAAACGATGTTCGTCTTCTAGGATTTTTAATTCTTGCGTGTCGACCATAAATCACCATTCTCCCGGGCGGTAGCGTGGTTTCGGAGGAACTCTCGGCGATGGTTTTTGCACAGGATCTATCTGTTTCTTGCGTTCCAGGCTGGCGCCGGATAGCAACAACGCCGCGTAAGCATAGACACGACAATCGCGCGCCTCGACTGCCTCATGGACCTGTTGCCATGCCATCTGTACGCGGCCGGATCTGGTCTTCACCGGCATCAAGCGCTCGCCGGTCAGCTGGTCGAAATACTCGCGTCCTCGTCCTGTCGGGAAGTGGCAATACCACGGCCCAGGTTGAGTTTTCGCAAGCGCTCTGTCGATCGTGAGCTTGATCTGGCCAACGCCGATTGACTCCGGAGGTCTTCCGTCGCGCATGCGCTTTGGTATGCGCCGTTTGCGGTCAAGTGCGCTTCCTGCCAAAACGTCTGCTCCGAAATTTGATGCGCCCTTGACAGGGTAAACGTAACGATGATGCTGAAGACGCACCCAGTCGTACACGTGACGAGTCCAGTTTCCAGAGTCGATCGCAAGCGCTGTTGCTGTAAGCTTGGTGCCGTCACCATAGGACCAAGGCCGCTTCCATAATTCTACCAGTTCTTCCCATTCTTCCGGCTGAGTCGGGTCGACGAGCATGACAGCGTATGCAAGTGACCAGGATTCATACCCTGGCCCCCATCCGACAACCTCGGCTTCGAGCCCGTACTGTTGTAGGTCCACGCCGAATGTGATCGCGGATACACCATCTGGGAGCTCGGCGTCATAGTCCTCGCATCGCTGTTCGAGCAAAGATGGATCGGCGCGGTCTCCCTCGCCCTGCCATCCCTCGGCGAGATGCGTGTTGACGATGACCTGTTTTTCCGCAGGACTCTTCTGAACCGCATCCCACTTGTTGAGGGTATCCTCCCATCGGCTAAATGGCGATGCAAAGCGATTCATCCAGAATCCGGCGGACTCGTCTCCGTCTTGGCGCGCTGCCACCCATTCGCCGCTAAGCTTTAGCCTACGTTGTACGCCAGAAGGATGTTCAGCACCGCAATGCTCGCAGACGTAGCGCAATGTGTCGTCAGCACTTCTAGAGAAATGCTTTAGCCTCGGGAATTGAGTCTCTCCGCAATGATCGC